GAGCGGGACGAGGTGCTCGAGAACCTCAAGGAGACCGGCCGCTTGAAAGAAGGGGTCGAGCCGACCGCCGGGCGGTCAAGGAGGGTGTATGAACTCCTGCCGTAGCAGGTCAGAAACGCGGGTTGGCTGTGGTCGGACCCTTCTTTCACATTCTTCACGCGCGATCTCTCGGGCGGGCGGGAAGGGAGCAGAGAAGGAGGGGTTGAAGAAAGTGAAAGAAGGTATCTCTCTCCTTTCTATACCTTCCCCCACCCCTCCCCCGGCCCCCCGCCTCCCCACCGCAGCGCCCATGCAGGTCGTGTGCCAGGCCGCGCCTAGCGGGAGCCTTACAGCCGGAAGCCTTACAGGAGGGGAGGCGGATGGCGTTAGGTACTCCCCGGGCCAGATCGCGTGGCTTGGCCCGCGGGAACAGCCGCGCTTGGCGACAGAGTTTGTTTCGCCCGTCCGAGCGCGGGGCGGACCCGTGGCGGGGTTGGTACGCCTCGCCGCCAATGACGCGACGTGGGCCAACGTGGGCGGACCCGTGGCCAACGGGCGCGGCCCGTAGCGCGGGGGAATCGGGGCGCTAAGCGCTCCCGGACGGGCCCGTCGCCCGAGCGATCCAGCCAACCAGCGATCCACCGATCCCCGGACCCACCGCATGTGCGGCGGGCCACCACGACGCCCCATGCGCCGCGCCGGCGCTCACGACGGAGATCGCTATGAACATCGAAACGCTTCCCATCGACGCGGTCCACGAGTACGACCGCAACCCTCGCACCATCAACGACGCCGCCATCGATGCGGTGGCCAAGAGCATCGAGGCGTTCGGCTTCAAGGTGCCGATCCTGGTCGATGCCGACGGCGTGATCATCGCCGGGCACACGCGACTCCGCGCGGCACGGAAGCTCGGGCTGAAGGAGGTGCCCACGATCCGCGCCACCGATCTGACGCCCGAGCAGGTCAAGGCGCTGCGCATCGCCGACAACAAGGTCGCCACGCTGACGTCGTGGGACATGGAGCTCCTGCCGCTGGAGCTGGCCGACCTCAAGGGCGTGGACTTCGATCTCGCACTGCTCGGCTTCAGCGCCGAAGACCTCAGCGCCATCATGGCTCCCGCGGGCAATGAGGGCATGACCGATCCCGATGACGTGCCGGGCGCACCGGACGCGGCAACGACAGTACCCGGCGACATCTGGGTGCTCGGCAACCACCGGCTGATGTGCGGCGACTCGTCCAAGACCGAGGACCTGGATCGGTTGCTTGATGGCCAGCCGATCCACCTCGTGAACACGGACCCGCCGTACAACGTGAAGGTCGAGCCACGCTCGAACAACGCGATCGTCGCCGGCCTGAGCTCGTTCGCGCTGCCGGGCAAGGCAGACCAGCATGACCAGCAGAGCGCCGACCTCAACCGCTACCCCGAGAAGAGCCGAGCGACGCACAAGAAGCTCCGTGCCAAGGACCGGCCCCTCGCCAACGACTTCGTGTCGGACGACGAGTTCGACCGGTTGCTCGCGGCGTGGTTCGGGAACATCACCCGCGTGCTGATCCCCGGCGGCACGTTCTACATCTGGGGCGGCTACGCCAACTGCGGCAACTACCCGCCCGTGCTCAAGCGCTGCGAGCTCTATTTCGCCCAGGCGATCATCTGGATCAAGGAGCACCCGGTCCTGACCCGCAAGGACTTCATGGGCAATCACGAGTGGTGCTTCTACGGCTGGAAGGAAGGCGCGGCACACCGCTTCTTCGGCCCCGCGAATGTGCCTGATACTTGGTCGATCAAAAAGGTCAACCCGCAGAGCATGGTTCATCTGACCGAGAAGCCGGTCGAGCTCGCGCGGCGGGCGATCGAGTTCTCATCGCGACCCGGCGAGAACGTGCTCGACCTCTTCGGCGGCAGCGGCTCCACGCTCATCGGCGCGGAGATGACCGGGCGGCACGCATTCCTCATGGAGCTCGACGCGCTCTACTGCGATGTCATCGTGCAGCGCTGGGAGAAGTTCACGGGCCGCAAGGCGGAGCGACTGCCTGCGAAGGGTGCGGCCGAAGAGAAAGCCGCGACGAGCGTCGCGGCTGGGAGCAAGGCGTGATGAACGCCTCACTCGTCGTCGAGCGTGGGCAGAGCCCCGTCGGTCGCTTCGTCCCAATCAAGGGCGTAGCGCTCGGCGATGTCCTCGAGGTCGTGCTCGGTCAGGTAGTCGGCCGTCTTGCGCTCTTGGCAGGCCGCGACGGCTCGGGCGAGGTCCGTCCACTCCTCGATCGTGACCATCCGGTCCTGCCGCGCTCCGAGCAGGTAGAGCGCGGCCTGCAGCACGGCATCGAGTTGGGCTTGGGTCGGCGCGGGCTGCGGGGCTGGAGTGGCGCTCATGGCTCAGGCTCCCTTCCCCGCGACGAAGACGCCGCGTTCGTGCTTCTTGAAGCGGGCGGCGGTGCCCTTGGCGGCGATCTCGCGGATGATGGCGGCGTAGAGCGTGGCCTCGGGGGTCTTGCCGCCGGGGCTCGTCCAGAGTTTCTTGGCCTCCATCGCCGCGATCATCTCCTTGGCCCGCATCGGAACCTCGCTTGCGGCGAGCACCTGCGCAGCCGCGTCGAGGGCGCTGACGCGCTTGGGCTTCGGCTCCTTTGCGGGCTTCGGGGCCCTCGGCGTCTTGGGGGCCTTCTCGCCCTTGGCCCTCTTGCCCTTGATAGCCGCGCCAAGGTTCGCGTTGTTGGCGACCTCTTTCTCGCTGGGGACCTCGTGGTCCTGCTTCCCGCCCGCCAGCCGGTCGTTGATCTCGGCGAGCGCCGCTTTGCGGAGGCGGTCTGTCTTGGCGGCTCCCTCCGTGCGGGCGGCGCTCTTGGACATCTTCGGGGTGCGGGGCTTGGCGGGCTTCTTCGTCTTCGTACTCATGGTCATCTCCGAACTGGGGGTTGGAACTCCCGTCGCACATTGCGGCGGGGAAGCGTGGCCGTCGCGGTTCCCCGCGACGCCGCGTGGGGCGGGTCAGCAGCCCGCGACGCGCTCCATCTCGTTGAGCACGTCATGGACCATCGAGTTGGTGGCGGCGGCTTGGCCTCGGCGGTCGGTGCCGTAGACCACCTTGGCGACCTCTGTCGCCTTCGCGTAGCGACTCTCCCGGTTCTCGTCGCGGGCGATGTGCGCGATGCAGATGTCCTGCCTGCCCGATCGCCGGGTGTGCTGTTCGATGGTCACCTCCGCGCCGCGCTCAGTGCGGCGGATGCTGATGTCTTGGTCGATGCCCTCGATCACGATCGTCTTGATGGTCATGGCGTTGCTCCTTGCGGTTGGTGGTTCTGGTCACTCGGCGTCGTTCAGAAAGGCCTCGACGTGCTCGGGGTCCATGTTGCTGAGGAACCCGACCAGATCGACCAGGTCGCTGCGGACCTTTCCGAGGCTTCCCGCGAAGCCCCAGTTGCGCGGGTCGGCCTTGGCCCCCTCGGCGTGCTTGTCGAGTTCCATCTGCAGCACGTCCATCAGGCGGGCGATGTCGTTGCGCCTCGCTGCGTACGTCTCGGCGGCGGTGGGTTCGGGCTTGGTGGTCTTCGGGGTGCGCTTCGTCATGGTCGTGCTCCTTTGGGTTGGTGGTCTTTGGTAAACAGCGAAGCCCGCATTTCGCGGGCTTCAGGTCGTCGGGTGGTTGTCGTTCTTGCGGTCCCAACTCGTCGTGTCTTTCGGCTGGCCGACCGCCCGGAGGTAGTCGACCAACTCGTCGGCGGCCCAGGTGTCGCCGTCGATCGCATCGTGCTCGTTGGGTGCGTCGGTATCGCGGTCGATCTCGAAGAGGCGGAAGCCGCCAAGCGCTCCGGGGCGCGGTCCCCAGTGGCCGTCGAGGTGGCGGCCGCGTCCGGCGGGGACCGTCGCGATGTTCCAGGTGCGCCCGTCGGGCGTGTGGATCTCGATGGCGGGGATGTGGAACCCGCTCTTGGCGAGGGTCTTGGCGAGGTCGAGCGTGGTCTTCGTGGTCGCGTTCATGTTCGTGGTCTCCGTCGCGTGCGGGGGGTGCGTTGTTCCCGCTCGCGTATGACACACATTGGCCGGCTGACGGGGAACAGGCAAGGCGATCGGCCTGCATTTCTCGATGATTCTGCGACATGTGGGCAACTCTTCCGCCCATGTGGGCAAGTTCGCGCGGGAGGTCCGCGATGACTCCCGAACACGCGCCTAGTTCCCAGCCAGCGGTTGGAGGACAGGGACTGTCTCGACTCAACCCGGCGGCGATGCCCGTGGCGGACGCCGCCCGCGTGCTCACCCGGCTTGGCGGCAAGCCCGTGACCGAAGCGATGCTCCGCGCCGACATCGATGCGGGCGCCCCGACCAACGCCGACGGCAGCGTCAACCTCGTGCACTACGCCGCGTGGCTCGTGAAGGAGATGTCCGCAGGTGGCGATTGACCCGCGCAAACTCAAGCCCGGCGAACTCGCGCGGCTGCTCAACAGCACGCCGCTGGGCGAGGTGATCAGCGAGCGGCAGCTCCACCGGCATCGCACGCGCGCCGGATTCCGCGTCGCGGCCGACGGCGACGCGGGCAAGGTTGATCTGTTCCGATACGTGGCGTGGCTGGCGACTACGCGGCACGAGGCGATCGCCAATGCTGCCGATGCCCCTGAGGGTCTCACTGGCTACGACGCGATGAAAGAGCGTGCCCGGCTCCGCAACGCGATGCTCTCGCTGTCGGGACGGGACATTGGCGATCTGCCTCCAGTCGCGGACCAGGCGAGGAAGGAGAGGGCGGCCCGCGACTTCCGGTTCTTCTGCGAGGCGTACTTCCCCCAGACTTTCCACCTCAAGTGGTCGGATGACCATCTCAAGGTCATCGCCAAGATCGAACAGGCGGTGCTCGAAGGCGGGCTATTTGCGATGGCGATGCCGCGCGGCTCAGGCAAAACCTCGCTCTGCGAGATCGCGTGTCTGTGGGCGTTGGTCTTCGGGCACCGAGAGTTCGTGGCGCTTGTCGGCTCCGACGAGGAGCACGCGGCCGGGATGCTCGAATCAATCAAGGCGGAGCTGGAGAACAGCGAGATCCTCGGCGGCGACTTCCCAGAGGTCTGCCACCCGATCCGATCGCTCGAAGGCATCCACCAGCGGGCTTCAGGGCAGCTCTACCAAGGCAAGCAGACCCACATTGGGTGGACCGCCCGAGAGATCGTGCTGCCCACGATTCCCGGCTCCGCGGCATCGGGCGCGATCATCCGTGTCGCGGGGATCACCGGCCGCATCCGTGGCATGAAGCACAAGCGTGTCGACGGTGTGAGTGTCCGCCCGTCGCTCGTACTGATCGACGACCCGCAGACCGACGAGAGTGCCCGTTCGCCGTCCCAATGCGCCAACCGCGAGCGAATTCTCGCCGGTGCAATCCTCGGCATGGCCGGACCTGGACGGAAGATCGCCGGCCTGATGACGCTGACGGTGGTCCGCCCTGACGATCTGGCCGACCGCATTCTCGACCGCGACAAGCACCCGCAGTGGCAGGGCGAGCGGACCAAGATGGTCTATTCGTTCCCCAAGAACGAGAAGATCTGGGCCGAGTACGCCCGCGTGCGGGCCGAGGGGCTTCGCGCCGATCGCGGGAGCATTGATGCCACGGCGTTCTACGGCAAGCATCGGACGGCGATGGACGAGGGGGCGGTCATCGCCTGGCCGGAGCGGTTCAACCACGACGAGTTGTCGGCGGTGCAGCACGCCATGAATCTCCGGCTGCAGAACGAGTCCGCGTTCTTCGCGGAGTATCAGAACGAACCGCTGCCCGAGGTCGAGGTCGCAGACGACCTGTTGAGCGCCGACCAGATCGCAGCGAAGGTGAACGGGCACGCCCGCGGGCTTGTCCCACTCGGGTGCTCCCACTTGACGATGTTCGTGGACGTGCAGGGCAAGGCACTGTTCTACCTCGTGGCCGCTTGGGAGGACGACTTCACGGGTCACATCATCGACTATGGCACCGAGCCGGACCAGAAGCAGGCATATTTCACGCTTCGGGATGTACGCCGGACGCTTGGGGCCGCATCACCACGCGCCGGCGTTGAAGGCGCGATCTACGGTGGCCTGGAGCGGCTCATCGAGGCGACGGTTGCTCGCGAGTGGCGGCGGGACGACGGCGCGATGGTGCGGATCGACCGATGCCTGATCGACGCCAACTGGGGTTCGTCGACGGACGTGGTCTATCAGTTCTGTCGCCAGAGCCCGCACGCGAGCGTACTCACGCCCAGCCACGGCAGGTATGTCGGCGCGAGCAGCCTCCCCTTCAGCGACTACAAGCGCAAACGCGGCGAGCGGGTCGGGCTGAACTGGCGCGTGCCGATCGTGACCGGAAAGCGGGCGGTGCGACACGTCCTGTTCGACACGAACTACTGGAAGTCCTTTGTGCACGCGAGGCTGGCGGTGCCCATGGGCGATCCCGGCGGGCTCTCTCTGTTCGGCCAGAAGCCCGAACCACACCGTCTGTTGTCGGAGCACCTCACCAGCGAGTACCGCGTGCGGACGGAGGGCCGGGGCCGCACCGTGGACGAGTGGAAGCTCCGTGTCGAAGGGCTCGACAACCACTGGCTCGACGGTCTCGTCGGCGCGGCGGTCGCCGCGTCCATGCAGGGCGCGGTGCTGTTTGGCACTGATGCCCGAGTGTCAAACCGGCCACGCATTCGACTGTCGGCCATCCGAGGAGACCGTCGCTGATGCCACGCGTGCGGCGAGTCGTCCCGACGGAGAAGGACCAGCCCCTCGGGCTGGTGTGTCGTGTCTGTGGATGCCAGCACTTCCGGGTGATCTACCTCAAGCGGATTGCCGGTGCGATTGTGCGCCGGCGGGAGTGCCGGCACTGCGGGCGGCGTGTCTCGACCAGGGAAGCCCAGGCGTAGCTCGTTCGATCTATCGAATGACTTGACCCAGGCGCTCCGCAAAGCGGACAGCCGCTCCAGCGGCGGCGTATGTAGCCGGGAGATGTCTCGTCGCTTCGAGACGAGGAGCCTGCTGTGCCCGACGCCCCACAATCCCCTGATCCCGACCAAGCTCTCCGCGACGCCGCGTCGCAGCCTGCCAAGGCGTCCGTGGATGGTCAGTCCGTTGAGCAGCACCCGCTGAAGGACCAGATCGAGGCCGACCGCTACCTCGCGTCCAAGGCCGCCGCGAGGAAGCCCGGCCTCGGCATCAAGTTCGCCAAGATCGTTCCCCCCGGTTCTGTCTGACCTGCCCATGCTGAAAGCCATCGCGAACATCATGAGCCGGGTCAGTCGCGGGACGCAGACCGCCTCTCCCTCCCCGGCGGCGTCGCGTGCTCCGCACGGAGGCGGATCGCGCGGCGGCCGTCGTTTGGTCGTTGCCAAGTTCGACTCAGCCAAGACCACACCGGAGAACCGCAAGCACTGGGCGAATGCGGACGGCCTCTCGCCCAACGCCGCGATCAACCCCGAAGTGCGGCGTGTCCTCCGCAATCGCGCCCGCTACGAGGTCGCCAACAACTCCTACGCCAAGGGCATCGTTCTCACGCTCGCTAACGACACCATCGGCACCGGTCCCCGGCTGCAGATGCTCACTGACGACGCCGACGCGAATGCTCGCATCGAGGATGCGTTCGAACAGTGGTCGCGGGCCGTTGACCTCCCCGGAAAGCTCCGCACCATGCGACTCGCCCGGGCAGAGAGCGGCGAGGCGTTCGCGCTCCTGATCAACAACCCCGGCATCGCGTCAGCGGGCTCGCCAGTCTCGCTTGATCTCAAGCTCATCGAAGCGGACCAGGTCTGCACGCCCTTGCTGCGCCGCGGGCGCAACGACGAGATCGACGGCATCGCTCTGGATCAGTGGGGCAATCCGTCTGCCTACCGCGTGCTCAAGCGCCACCCAGGCGACAGCGGCGTGTTCCGCACGCCCATCGACGACCTCACGGCCTACGACACGTTCCCCGCGTCGTCCGTCGTGCACTACTTCCGTCCGGATCGGCCCGGCCAACTCCGCGGCATCCCCGACATCACGCCGGCGCTCCCGCTGTTCGCGCAGCTCCGCCGGTACACCTTGGCGACCATCGCGGCCGCCGAGACCGCCGCCAACTTCGCCGCCGTCATCTACACCGACAGCCCCGCCAACGGCGAGGCCGATCCGCTGGAGCCGATGGACGAGGTGGAACTCGAACAGCGTCTCGCCACCGTACTTCCGGGCGGATGGAAGCTCGGGCAGGTGCATGCCGAGCAGCCGACGACGACGTTCGGCGAGTTCAAGCGCGAGATCCTCAATGAGATCGCCCGCTGCCTGAACATGCCGTTCAACGTCGCGGCTGGCAACTCCTCCGGTTACAACTACGCCAGCGGTCGCCTCGACCACCAGGTGTATTACAAGAGCATCCGCGTCGAGCAGCACCACCTGCAGCTCGCCGTGCTCGATCGCATCCTGAAGGCGTGGTTGAACGAGGCGGTGCTTGTCGAGGGATTGCTTCCGCAGTCCCTCCGAACCATCGCCGCCACGCTGCCCGAGCACGCGTGGTTCTGGGATGGCGTCGAGCACGTTGATCCCGCCAAAGAGGCCAACGCCCAGGCCACCCGACTGGCCAATCACACGACCACGCTCGCCGCGGAGTTCGCCCGGCAAGGCCGCGACTGGGAGCAGGAACTCCGCCAGCGTGCAAAAGAGCTCACGCTCATGAACAAGCTCGGCCTCACGCTGGCAACCGAACCGGCTGCCGCTCCGGCCACGAACGCGCCCGCCGAGGACACCGATCCCGCAGACCAAGTTGATGAGGAGACCGCCAGTGCCAGTCACCGCTGACCCCAAGAAGACCATTCCCGCTCTCACGCTCACCGCAACCGCCGACATCAGCGTCGTTGCTGCGGCTGATGGGCAGGCTGCGCCTCTCCCCCGCTTCAAGATGGTCGCGTACACCGGCGGCGCGATGCGTGTCGCGGGCTGGCGTCACCCGGTCGTGATCGACCTCGCGGGCCTGGCGGTTCCCTCACAGGCACGCCCCATCCGCTTCGGGCACGACCCGCTGTCGGGCGTCGGCCACACCGATTCGATCCGCGTTGAGGCCGGGCAGCTCGTGGCGACGGGCGTGATCTCGCGTGACACGAGCGCCGCCAAGGAAGTCGTCGCGTCCTCGCGGAACGGCTTCCCGTGGCAAGCCTCCGTCGGCGCGAGCGTCGAGGAGTTCGAGTTCATCAAGGACAACCAGAAGGCGACGGTCAACGGCCAGGAACTCACTGGCCCGGTCAACGTCGTCCGCAAAGCCACGCTCGGCGAGATCAGTTTCGTGGATCTCGGCGCAGACGGCCGCACCAGCGCGAGCATCGCCGCGCGTCAGAACAAGGAGCCCAGCGTCATGGCCGACGATCCCACGACTTCCAATCCCACCCCGTCCCCAATCATCGCCACCGAGCAGACGCCCGAGCAGGTTCGCGCGGCGGCGCTCGCTGAGACCGCACGCATCGCAGCCGTTCGCAAGGTCTGCGGCGGCAAGCACAGCGAGATCGAGGCCCAGGCCATCCGCGACAACTGGGATGCCACGCGCACCGAACTCGAAGTCCTCCGCGCCAGCCGCCCCAAGGCCCCGGCCATTCACGCTCCGGACAACAGCGTCACCAGCGAAGTGCTGGAGGCCGCGTGCTTCCAGAGCGCCAAGCTCGAAGGCATCGAGAAGGTCTGCTCCACGCAGGCAATCGAGATCGCCGCCAAGCGGTTCCAGGGCGGGCTGGGCCTTCAGGAGCTCCTCTTCGAAGCCGCCATCGCCAACGGTTACACCGGCCGCACGTTCCGCGACAGCCGCCGCGTGCTCGAGGCCGCGTTCGGACGCGGCATCGAGGCGGGTATGACCACCATCGATGTGGGTGGCATCCTCTCCAACGTCGCCAACAAGTTCCTGCTCGAGGGCTTCTTCAGCGTCGAGCGCGTCTGGCGGAGCATCTGCGCCGTCCGCAACGTCAGCGACTTCAAGACCGTGACCAGCTACCGCTTGGTCGGCAAGGACCAGTACGAGCAGGTCGCCCCCGGCGGCGAGCTCAAGCAGGGCACGCTCGGAGAGGAAACCTACACCAACAAGGCCGACACCTACGGCCTGATGCTCTCGATCGATCGCCGCGACATCATCAACGATGACCTCGGCGCGATCACCACGGTTCCCCGCAAGCTGGGCCGTGGCTCGGGCCTGAAGATCAACGACGTCTTCTGGACGGCGTTCATGAACAACGCCGCGTTCTTCAGTGCCGGCAACAAGAACTTCGTCTCGGGTGCGGACACCGCCCTCGGCATCGACGGCCTCACCAAGGGCGAGGTCGCCTTCATGGACCTCGTGGACTCCGACGGCAAGCCGACGGGCGTGATGCCCGCGATCCTGCTGGTGCCGACGGCGCTCTCGGCGATGGGCACGCAGCTCTACAAGAGCGTTGAGCTCCGGGACACGACCGCGAACACCAAGTTCCCGGTCGCCAACCCGCACCAGGGCAAGTTCCGCATCGAGGTCAGCCGCTACCTCTCCAACGCCCTCTACACCGGCAACTCGGCCAAGGCGTGGTACCTGCTCGCCGACCCCAGCGACCTGCCGGTCATCGAGATGGCGTTCCTCAACGGCCAGGAAGCCCCGACCGTCGAGACCTCGGACGCGGACTTCAACATGCTCGGCATCCGGATGCGTGGGTACCACGACTTCCCCCCCACGGCGTCAACCTGCAGGACCCGCGCGGCGGCGTGAAGAGCAAGGGCGAGGTGTAAGTCATGCCCGTGCAGGGAAGCACAGGCGCTGGGGGGCTCGGTGGCGAGCTCCCCAGCGAACTCGGAAGCGGCATCGATCAGCAATCGGGCATCGATACCGATGGCCCACCAACAGATGGAGGTTCAGGAATGGCTTCAGGACCAGCAAAGTTCGTTCAGGAAGGCGGCTCGATCGACTACACCCCCGGCGCTGACGTGCTTGTCGGCGCGGTGGTGGTGCAGGCCGACCTCATCGGTGTCACGCAGGCACCGATCAAGGCGGGCCAGTTGGGATCGATCGCCGTCACCGGCGTCTTCGACTTCAACAAGGCGGTCGGCGCTGGCAGCGCCATCCCCGCGGGCACGCTCACGTACTGGGATGCGGCCGCCCAGAACGCCACCAAGAACGCGGCCGCCGGCGCGAACAAGCTGATCGGTAAGGCGGTGAAGGCCACTGTCGACGCCGACACCATCGTTCGCGTTCGCCTGCAGCAATAAGGAGCACCTGTGGGCGACCTGCTCGATCGCGGCGCGGCGTTTCTGGATGCCCAGCGTCACCAGCACCTCTCGCGCCCGGTCCTCTACCGGCGTGGCACGGACGAGAAGGAAGTCCAAGCCACCATCGGCAAGACCGAGTTCGAGCAGGCTGACGACGCGGGCCTCATTCACCGAGTGGAGTCGCGTGATTTCCTCGTGCGGACCGGGGACCTGGATCTGGGCTCTGGCCCGATCCTCCCGCGGGCGGGCGATCAGGTGCGAGAGACGGTCGGAGTGAGCGTGTTCGTGTACGAGGTCAATGCGCCGGGAGGGCAGCCGCCGTTCCGCTACAGCGACCCGTACCGCAGGGTTCTTCGGATTCACACCAAGCACATCGCAACGGAGTAACGATGGCAGAAGGCAACGGACAGAACGGCAGTGCTCGGTGGGCCGGAGTGGTCGTCACCGTCGTGCTCGCGGCGGGCGCGATGACCATCCAGTGGGGCGTGGTGACCACCAAGCTCCAGCAGGTGGAGAAGCGGCTCGACGAGTTCATCGGCGAGGCCCGCAGCATCCGCGCTCAGTACGCCGAGATGGAACGCAAGATCTGGTTCCTCGAGGGCAAGCTCTCCGGGCTGACATCCAACTCGCCACGACAGAGCGTGCCAACGACGGGCTCGCCTGTGATCGGAGGTGGCCCGTGAGCACGATTGCCGCCCTCGCCGACGCCGTCGCGGCGCACGTGAGCGCCGGGTCCTTCGGGCAGCCGCTCACGGCCGTGCGGATGTTCCAGCCCGCGTTCACGCTGGAGGACCTCAAAGACCTACGGGTCTCGGTGGTTCCCCGCACGCTGCAGATGTCGCCGGTGACGCGGGACAGCCTGGCCATCGAGTACGTCGTGGATGTGGGCGTGCAGAAGAAGCTCCCCGCCGAAGGGGTGGACGCGGCGATCGATGAACTGCTCGTGCTGGTCGAGGCGATCGCGGATCACCTGCGTTTCAAACGGCTGGAGGGCTTCCCCGACGCGGCGTGGGTCGGGATCAGCAACGAGCCGGTGGTGTCGAGCGAGGCGCTCGAACAGCACCGGGTGTTCACGAGTGTCCTGAGTGTGACATACCGCGAGCGGAGGTAGTGCGTGAGGAATGCCATCATCTTCAAAGTCGATCTGGACGGAGGCGACAAGCCGCTGTCGGCGACGAAGCTCGTGGCGACCTTCACGCTCACGGCATCGCACAAGAACACGCAGGACCTGTTGCTGTCGGACGGAAAGACCGACCCCATCGAGGTCGCCCCGGGCACGCAGTACTACTTCGAGCGGGTGAACCTGGCGGATCTGTTGGTCAAGAGCAAGGGCGGCGAGACGGTCTTCGTGGTCGGCCACAGCGCCGAGTGAAAGGAGTCAGCGATGGCAATCAAGCTCGGCATGGAAGCTGCCCTGAAGTACAAGACGGGCGGCCAGGCAGGCGCGGGTGCGTGGACGGCGCTGGGCAACACCCGCGACGTGACGCTGAACCTCGAGGCGGGCGAGGCGGACGTGACCACGCGAGCCAACAGCGGCTGGCGGGCCACGGTCGCCACGCTCAAGGAAGCGAGCGTGGAGTTCGAGATGGTCTGGGACACCGGCGATGCCGGGTTCACCGCCATCAAGAACGCCTTCTTCAACAACGACCCCATCGGCCTGCAGATCCTCGACGCGGCCGCGGGTCAAGGCCTGCAGGCGGACTTCTCGATCACGAACTTCAGCCGCAGCGAAGCCCTGGAAGAGGCCATCACCGTGTCAGTGACCGCCAAGGTCACGTACTCGGCGACGGCGCCTTCATGGATCGGTT